TGTAATAGTATAAGGAACATTAAGATTAGATGCTAAAGTATAATAAACGGGAGAATTTGTAGATACTCTAGGTGCAAGTGTGAATTGTAATTTGGTATTTTGTTGATTATTACTAAATACATACTGGTTATTTGGTAATTGTATTTCAACTAATCTTAGTGATTGAACATTAGTAATATCGTCTGGAACAGTAATTTCGAAATGGTTACTATTTGGCCATTGATTAATATCACGATCATCGCTATGGATAGTTACTAATTTTCTATCTAGAACATATGTGTTTTGTCTTCTAATTAATTGATGTTCATTATTGACATTATATTGAGGAAATCTGCTCATTATTATAAAATAGAGAAATAAAATAAATAAATTAAATGTATAAATAATATAAATGTCCGCAAATAGATCATTTAGACCCTCATCCAAAATAAATAATGAATTATGGCAAAAAAATAGTGGTAATAATGTTCTTGTAGAGTTAATACCATCAGAAGCAAATAGTGTATTTATTAGTCAAGATTTAACTGTTGGAAATACTATAACAGTTACATCGAGTGAAAAATTAAAGGATGACATTATTGAATTAAAAAACGATGATGATATTTTAAAATTAAATCCTAAGAAATATACTTACAAAAATGATGAAAATAAAAAGATTCATTTTGGATTAATTGCAGAGGAAGTAGAAACAATTTATCCAAATCTAGTAACTACAAATACAAGTGAAATAAAAAGTATTAACTATTTAGAAATAGTTCCTTTATTACTATCTAAAATTAAGGATCTGCAAAATCAAATTGATGAATTAAAAAAATAAATATATATTCTATATGAAAACTAAAAATTCAAAACAATCAGGAGGTAATAGTAATAGTAATCAATTAACTATTAGTAATACACCTGTATCACAAAAAGAAAAACCTATTGTTATTACTAGAATACCATATGATGTAAAAATATTTTCATTTCTTTGCATTTTAGGATTAGTAATTAGAATATTATTCACATCTAATGGTGAATATGCAAAATCTACTGTATGGGGATATGGATTTAGTATATTATCTTTATTTGGATTAATTATTAGTTCATTTGCTATTTCATCAAAAGATCAAATAAATTTGGGAATAAAAGGATTTTTTACAGTTATATTAAAGAATGCTTTTCCGATTATATTATCTATTATAATATTATCCTTAATATTAGCACAAAACATATCATTTTATGATAATATAAATAGTAATAGGGTTGCACCACAATATTATCAATTCTCGGGTATTTCTGGATTTTTAATATTAATTCAAATTTCGCTAGTTATTAACTATTTAATGGATAAATTAAAAGGCTCCAAAACAACAAATGAAAATAAATCTGGAATATTAGAAGCAATGGCTTCTGAATTAGTAAGTATTATATTAATTTTATCTGTAATAAATATTGGTATTATTGGAGTGTTACAAGTTATATTAAAATATTTTTCTACTGATGGATAATTATATAGATGAAATCTTATATGTTAATCCTATCTCACTAGGACTTTCCCATATACCGGAAATCTTTAATACAAATTTATTACTATTATTATTATTATTATTATAACTACTATCATTTATATCTGTATTAGGAAATATTTTTAAAATCCCTGTTAATATAGATTCTTTTAGTGTATATTTTATCTGTTTTTTATTTGTATTATAATGTTCTAATACTATTTTTTCCAATGTAAAAACCTTTTGTAACATATCTCGATTAATATTTAAATCAAATGAATATTTTAATTTTCTAAAATAGTTTTCACAAGTTATAATTTTAAGTGGAAAATTTATAAATATTCCATTCAGTGTTATAAACTCATTCGAATATAATATTTTTATAAATTTACTATCATCCATTACTGTATTAACTATGGGATCTCCAAAATAGGTATTATTTATTTTAACTTCTTCTATAGGTAGGACTATGTTCATTGGTGATTGATATATTAAATAATATTATATCTTTATCTTTTTTATTTTATATAATAAATTCGTATTACTTATTAAAGATTTCATATACCTTATATATAATATGAAATTTTTGGAAAGCCATTTTGATGAATATATACAGGCAGTCAATAAACATAATTTACATCCATCATTACAAAAAAAATACAACGAATTTCCAAAAAAATTATCAGATCTAAAAAATATTATTTTTTATGGACCATCAGGTACAGGTAAATACACACAAATGCTTCAGTCTATTAAAAAATATAGCCCCAGTGAATTAAAATATGAAAAAAAACTTACATGTGTGTATAATAAAAATAATTACTATTTTAAAATTAGTGATATTCACTTTGAAATAGATATGGCTTTGTTAGGTTGTAATTCCAAATTATTATGGAATGATATTTTTATAAATATTACTGATGTATTATCAGCTAGAATTAATAAAAATGGTATTATTGTATGTAAAAATTTTCATAAGATACATAATGAATTATTAGAATGTTTTTATAGTTATATTCAGCAAAATGATAATAATATTAACATTATTTATATTTTTTTATCGGATAGTGTTACATTTATTCCGGAAAATATTTTAAATACCTGTAATATAATTTCAGTACCTAGACCTAGTAAATGTGGTTATAATAAAATTCTTCCAAAAAAAATACCTACATATATTAACTTAAATAAAATACATAACATAAAAAATTTATTAACAGCTACTGATTCTATTATTTATAATAATGATAAATTTATTGATAATTTATATACTATTATGTCTAATCCGAATGATATAAAATTTATCTCCTTTAGAGATGTAATTTATGACATTTTTATTCATGATATGGAGATTGGGTATATTATATGGAATTTGTTAATTAAATTTAAAAGAGACAAGAAACTTACAGATGATTCTGCAAATGAATTATTTATTGAAACATTTTCATTTCTTCAGTACTATAATAATAACTATAGACCGATTTATCACTTAGAGAATTTTCTATATAAAATAATAAATAAAGTTAATGAATTTTAATGAAGCATGTTCAAATTTACAAATAGTGTCTCCTTTTAGCCACACGGATTTAAAAAAACAATATAGAATTATGGCTTTAAAATATCATCCTGATAAACATGTTCCGGATATTGATAATATTTATTCAGACAAGTTTAAATGTATTAATGAATCATATGAATATTTAAATGCTTACTTAGAAAATAATAATGATTTTACATCAGGTGATAATTTAGATTATAATTCTATTTTTACTGAATTTCTCTCTTCGTTCTTTAACAATGGTTCTCCTGAAGTAAATAATATTGTGCATACTATTTTAAAGGATGGTCAAAATGCATCTATAAAGCTGTTTGAAACATTAGACAAGGATAAAGCAATCAAAATATTTGAATTTATCAATACTTATCAGCATATTTTGTATGTTTCTAAAGAAACAGTAGATAAATTAAAGGAAATTATTAATAAAAAAATAGAAAATGATAATATTATTATTTTAAATCCTTCATTGGAAGATTTGTTGGAAGATAATGTATATATATTATATTTTGAAAATGAAAAATATTTTATCCCTTTGTGGCATGACGAAATTTATTATAAACATAAAAATAATAATCTTGTTATTAAATGTATCCCTGATTTATCAGAGGATTTCTCTCTAGATGATCATAATAATCTATTAATTAACATTACATATCCTATTTCATCAATCATTAATAAAGAATATATTGAATATAATATTGGTAAATTCGAATATAAAATACCTGTATGTCAGTTAAAAATAACACCTGTTCAAAAATTTATTTTAAAAAAACAGGGTATTTCTCTCATTCAATCCAATGATATATATGATAATAAGACAAAAGCAAATGTGATTTTTATAATCAACTTGCATTGATAATTTTATAAAATTAAAACCAATTTTATAAAATTGAAGTGTTAATGCAGATAGTTAAGTATTCAAAAATCATAAGATAGAGTACTTATAAAGATGTCATCATTAATGGAAGTTGTCAATACTGACGCTCGTCAGCTAGTGGATAATGCTATTATACAGTCAATGACTGTAATTGATTGGGGAAAGGCCATGGCTAGGGCCAATGAGATTATTCAGAAGGAACTACTTGTACATTGTGGCGTAGAAGCATATGATCCTGAATTAGACAAGGATTGTCCAGAAATAAACACAAAAAATAACAGTCCTGGATTTGATATAGTTGTAAAAAATAAAAATGGAGAATTAAAACGGGTACAGTCTAAGATGCGTCAAGTGAAAGGTAAAGATGATTTCTCTCAGCAAACGCACTTTGAGACAACTAGAAGACATAGTAAAAAAAATGAAGGAGTGTCATCAGATAGTGGTCATGTAGCTTACTCAGCAGATGAGTTTGATTATGTTATGGTGACATTAATTAATGTGAGAGAAAATCTAGAAAAAAGAAATGATATTAATTTATGGTCATTTTCGATCATTCCAATTAATGAATTAGTAAATGCTGAAAAAGGATGTTGCTTGACTCATATTCCTGCAAAAATATTAGAAAAATATAAATATTCAATCAACCCTGAAAATCCACCATTGTTTAGTTAGTAATACTTTTAATAAATATTTCCTTGCCTTTATCGTTAATATCTAATAATAAATATTTTCTATTTAAATTAATACATGCTCTACCAAGAGTACCTGATCCGGCAAATATATCTAGGCATATGTCATTTTCATTGGAATATAGTTTAATTATTCTTTCTAATAATTTAACAGGTTTTTGTGTTGCATAATCTAGTTTCTCTCCAGCTTGTGTATTATTAATATCTGTCCACACATCTCGCAATGGAATACCTTCCATTTCATCAAGAAACCTCTTTACACGAGGAATGCCTGCAGCATTATATTGTAATCTATCATCATTATGTAGCTCTTGCATTTTTTCTTTACAAACATACCATTGTTTATCATGACCATTCCAATTATATCTAAGATTTAATCTAGGATTTACATTGGGCTGTGAGTTATGTATAGCAGTAGTAACATATTCTTTTTTATGAATATCACAAAATTTAACATTTGATTTTTTTTTATATTCCTCATCATATGGGAAATATAATGGATTAAATATTGAATTTCCCTTACATTTTTTTGAATACACAATAATAGAATCATGAAATCGATTTAATTGGTATTTATTTTTCGCATTACCACCGGTTTGCCATACTATTTCGTTTTTAAATTGTTGAATTCCAAAAACATCATCACAAATAAATCTAAAATAATGTGAAATTTTGGGTTCAATATGTATAATAATATTTCCTCCAGGTTTAAGTATTCTGTAGCATTCTATGACTCTTTCTTTTATAAAATTAACATAGTCAGTTGGTGATGTAAATTTATCATTGAAGTCGTAAAAATTGCGACCTGTATTGTAAGGAGGATCAAAATAAATTAAAGAAATAGAATTTGCATCTAGTTTATTAAGATATGATAAATTGTCTCCTATATAATAGGTATTATATGCGATTTCCATATTGTTGTTAATATTACAAATATTTTGATTTATATTTTTAATCAATTTTATTGACATATATATTTTATAATAATATATGTTTAATTATTTTTATACATATATTTATCCTCGTTTTTACGCGAATGAATAACCTGATTTTTGCATTTCGGAAAATAAGAGGATCATTTTTATGTAGGCAACCCCTCACTACATAGACTGTTTATAAAAGTTAGAAAACATTAATTCTTGTAGGTTCATCAAGGTAATCCCCTTCATATGAAGAGAGAAAATAAAGGTGAAAAAAAATGGAAATCATTAGATATATGAAGTAAAATGCATTTTTTCATTTTTTTATATTTGATTTTGGATTTTGAAAAATTACACAAGGTTTTTTTGTGTAGATTTTTGATTTTTGGATTTAGAATTGAAAAAAGTTGTAAAAAGTGGTTTTAGAGCATAATGCTCTCATTTCCATTTCAAATTATTTTTATTTGTTATGATAAAATTTTTATATTTATTGTATAAACTATTTAGACATTTTTCTCTAATGATAACTCAATGGTAATTCATGATAACTTTTCTCGCCAAAAACTCGCCGATAAATTTTTCTGTAAAAAATGCCTTTATACATGTAGTAAAGAAAGTGACTTTAAAAAACACCTATTAACTAGAAAGCATCGCAATGATAACAAAATGGTAATAAATGATAGGCGACAAAAAAAAGTCGCCGGCTTATTGCAACAAGAGTCAATTACAAATGCAAATATCGTATGTGACGATAAGTCAGTAACAAATATGGCGACAAATAATGTAGGTGTAAATCTCCAAAAAGTCGCCGTAAATAGCCCCTACACATGTCAAGTATGTGGACAAGGATATAGACATTCATCTGGTTTATCACGACATAGAAAAAGATGTATAGGACATGTAGTAATTGAACAACATACCGATTTAGTTAATCTATCTAATAATCATGAAGAGGCTGATAATTTTAAAGAAATAGTTCTTATGCTTTTGAAGGAAAATAAAGATATACAACGGAATTTTATAGAACTAATACCTCATATCAAGGGGAATAACATAAATACAAATACTAATAGTAATAATACTAATAGTAATAATACTAATAATTTTAATATTCAAATGTTTCTGAATGAACACTGTAAAAATGCTATGAATTTAACAGATTTTATAGATACACTACCTCTTACACCAGAAACATTCGATAATACTATTGAAAATGGTTTAACTAAAAGTATTACAACTATGATTACAAATGGGTTAAATAATATGGACATTCTAGAAAGACCTATCCATTGCACAGATCCTGCTAGAAAAACTATGTATATTAAAGACAATGACAATTGGGAAAAAGATAATGAACTGAATATATTGTTAGACGGTATAACAAAAATAGCTTTAAAACAGCGATCAAACATATCAAAATGGCAAGATGCAAATTTGGGATGGGCTACTGACGATGATCTACAAACAAAAATGACAAATCTGGTTTTTAATTCTATGACTCAAATAGAAAAGGACGACAAAGAAACAAATAAAATAATACGAGCAATCGGTAAAAATACATACTTATCCAATGACATTAAGAACGGCTACAAGTAAAGCTTATTTTAAAATTGAAGTATTTATAACATATTTATGTATGTTATAAAGTGAAACTAATTAAGCATTTAGCAGTATTTACCCAAATTCGAAACAGTATAATCAATATGACATCTGTAATGCCTGAATTGACTAGAGTTAAAATGGAAGATGTCACTCTTGAGACTATTTCAACTTATCCCGAGTCATTTATAAATTTTGCAACTGAACATAACTTAACATATCCAAAAATAAACAGTGGAAATGGTAAAGCATTGGCTGCTATGTTACATACACCATCTGCATACTGGACGCGCGAAGATTGTGATTCTTTTGTAAAAAAATTTGATATTTCAACGAGAGACAGTATTCAATTATTCAATAAACATGAACAGCGCGGACTAAAATGTAGTGAAGAACGAGGTAAGAATTATGTTCTAGTTCCATTTCAACTATCAAATAAACACAAAATGAGAAAAAATTTTAAATTTGATGGAACCGACGAACAAAAAAATACAGAGATTGATAAAATTAAACAAACAATTGCTGCAGATTATGTATCTGTAAATAATTCATTGTGGCAGTTAGGGCATAAAAATCCGGATTCAACTGATAATGCTATGACAAATCTTGTCTTGCAACCACCTATTCAAGCGAAATACCGTGATAAATATATATTTCTAGACACACTTACAAAAATTCCTACACCAAAGACATTTAGAGAAATGAACGATGCTAATCAACTACCTTACACCAAAGAACAGTTAATCGATTTGCGAAACTATTTAAATTCTTTAGATTTATAATTTGCATCGTTCTACACTTATATTGTAATATTCTTCATTTATTTCTACCCCAATGCATTGTCTATTTGTATTTTGACATGCTATTGCAGTTGTTCCACTTCCTAAGAAGGGATCTAATACAACTGAATTTTCCTTACTAAAAATTTTAATCAAATGTTCAATTAAATGAATTGGTTTGACAGTAATATGCGTGTTACTATCTCCCTTTTCTTTTTTTGTTGGTTTTGCTACAAGGAAATTCTTATCATATAGATCATTAAATTCTTCAGTTGTAATTATATTTGCAGGTACTTTATCCTTATCTTTACCAACCTTATGAGAGAAATTAATGAGACCTGTTTTAAATTGCAATTCATTTTTAATAAAAGTTAATTTACCTGTAGGTTTCATTGCTACGCAAATAGGTTCAAAACATGATTTAATCTGTGGCGTTTTGAAATCTTTATATTCTTCTATTAATGAATCCTTTTCAGGTTGTGAAATATCTAGTTTGTTAATTAAATGTGTAACACCCATACCTTTGGGCATACTTTGCGTATATGTCCAGCTAATCATATCACGAATTTCAAATCCTGCAATATCACAAGCCATTGCAATTGCATGATAAAGTCGTGGTGATGAAAATGATAAGAAGTAACCACCAGGTTTTAATTTATCGAATAATAATTGACTAAGCTCTAGATAATAATCATATAGTTGTTTCACTTGTTTTTTGTCGAATTTCATCCCTTTTGGTAGATGTTTAATATGACTATTTTTTTTATCATTATTTATTTCGGTAGAAGACCATTTATTGTCAAGTTTATCTATAAAATATGGCGGATCGGTAATAATACAATCTATGCTATTATCGTCCAATGTTCTAATATATTCAAGGCAATCTTTATTATATAAACGGATTGTGGTCATTATGTTATTTGATATAATTATTTATATTATATTTATATCAATTTTATATGATAATCGTTAAAATATTATCTCTTTTGTTAAGTATTTGATTAAAAAATAAAAAATATATTACATTAAAAAAGATTTACTTAATTACTTAAATTACAATCATTATTTATTTTATTTTATTTTATCTTATCTACTCCTTCTTCTTCATTACCTTCTTCTTCACTACCTTCTTCTTAGGTGTCTCTGCCGCAATTTCTTGCTGAACTTCTTGCTTGACATCGTCGTCATCAGAATCTTCGACAGCTGTTGAAGCTGGTTCGTCATCATCCTCCTCCTCTACTTCATCATCATCAGGAATAGTTTGATTCGAAATCTTCTCCTTCTCTTGATTAGAAAGTTGAATGTGACACTTACCTCTCATAGTAGCCTTAGGCTTAACAACGCCTTGGAATAGTCTCCATGTTACACCAAACTTACCATTGGCAAACCATAGACCACCACATTGTAGGACTAGAGCAACATGTGTTCCCTTTGCAATGAGCTCCTTGGGAGTCATTGATCCACCATCGGGGTCTGGATAAATAGCCTTTTGATTAACATCATAAAGCTCGGTCTTCCATTCACCTTCCCAATAAGGAACCTTTACCTTTAGAGTAGGTGATCGATCAGTATCGGGCTCACCAGTATTCTTGTCCTTAGGATACTTGAGCATAGGAGTCCATAGAGCATCAATAGCATCTTCGCTCATCTTAGCCTTACCAAACCACTCCTTTGCATTGGAAATAGCATCGGTCTTCATCTTTTTCTCAAAATCAATCATATTATTCATAAAATTAGTAGTATCATCTGTTGCATACTCACTATTAGGAAATTGTAGAGCCATTTCATATCGCTCATTTCCCTCATAATCGCTTACACCCCATGTGAGCATAAGAGGAGTAGAAATATATGTAGCTGTATTTGAGCCTGCATTAAGAATACCAACACTCTTACCACCGCGGGAATCAACCTTAGGCTTAGAGTATTTAATATCGGAGGAAGGGGTGAAATCAGCGCCGGAAAGAATTGTCTTAGTCATACTAGTCATCTGTGTATATATAATTAATATATGTGATCATTCTTTAAATCAATTTTTTTTTATATAAATAAGAAATTAAATTAAATTCTATTTTGCATGTAAGTAGGTAATAAAATAATTTATTTTAATTTATTTTATATAGTATGTAGTATAATATAATGATAAATAATGATAAATAAAGAAAAATAAATATACAACATAATAAATAAGTATAATTTTATAACCATATGTGGTATGTAGAGAGAAAATATATGTTTAATTACTATATAAATATAAATTCTAATTATATATTAGTATGGAAGTAAAAAGGCTAAGTCCAAAATCATATTTGAAGAAGAAAGTATTTGATGATGTATCAAATATGCAAAAGAAAAAAAAATCAAAAATATCTGATACAGATTTCAGAGTATTAGAATTAGGCGAACATGATAGTTTATTAATAAATCAATATAAGGTTTCTCAGTTAAAAGAAATGTGTTCAAAACATAATTTAAAAAAGACTGGGAATAAGGATGAATTATTAAATCGATTATTTAATTATTTAAAGTTTTCTCTCTACGCAACAACTATACAGCGTGTATGTAGAGGTATATTAGTTAGATTATTTTTAAAATGTAGTGGTTTGAGAATGAAAAATAATAATTCATGCACTAATGACAGTGATTTTGCAACATTAGAACCACTAAAAGAAATTCCATATAATCAGTTTTTTAGTTTTAAAGATGAAGAAAATAATATATATGGATGTGATGTAATATCCTTTAATGGTTTATTAAAAAAGACTAGTTCATTATCATTGCAACAGAATGAAAATAATTTACCATTAAATCCATATAACAGAACAAAAATAACAACTAACATAATTAATAATTATAATTATTATTTAAAATTAGCAAAAATATTAAAAATACGGGTTATTACCCAAAATGAAGAAGATGTAATTGATCCAAAAAAGTTACTGGAATTAAAGGTGATAGAATTATTTCAATATATAAATGAATTAGGTAATTATGCAGACAGTGATTGGCTATTAAAATTACCTAGACATATGTTGGTATTGTTTATAAGAGAAGTATATGATATATGGCATTATAGAGCTCAAATAACACAACAAACAATGAGAGAAATTGTACCACCACATGGAAATCCATTTGTAGGATTACAATTACATTTAGCTCAAAATCAAACAGACGATTCTTTAATGAAAAACGCAGTTAGAATTATTGGATTTTTAGTAAAATCTGCATCCACCAGAGATAATAGATCTTTAGGAGCATATTATGTTTTAGCAGCATTAACATTAGTAAGCCAAGAAGCTAGAAATAGTCTTCCTTGGTTATATCAATCAGTTTCTCATTAAAATTAAATAAATAATTAATATGTTTAATTATAAAATATTTAGGAATCTTAATTTATTATTTATGACTGATTACAATCATAAATAATATAATATATATTGCGTAAAAACACTTAAAAAGATATGTCTTATTAGTGTATAATGGCCAGAACAACAAAGACCCCCGCAACCAAGACTACCGCAGCTAAGTCTGCTAAGAAAACCGAAACTGCTCCTGCTCCAGTTGAAGCAACCCCTGCTCCTGTAGAGGCTGCTCCTGATGCACCTGCTGCCCCCACCGTATTTGACCAATTTGGTGGCTTCATGGCTAAGCTTCAAGCCGTCAGTTCTCAAATGTCTGCTCTTCGCACTGAGTTCCGCGGACTTGAGCGTCAAGTAACCCGCGACCTTAAGGCTGCTGCTAAGCTAAGCCAAAAGCGCAAGAGAAAGACTGGAAACCGTGCTCCTTCTGGTTTCGTAAAACCTACTCTTATCTCTAACGAGCTTGCTGCATTCCTCACTAAGCCCGAGGGAACTGAGATGGCTCGCACTGAAGTAACTCGCGAGATCAATGCTTACATCCGTGAGCACAAGCTTCAAGACAAGGACAATGGTCGCAAGATCATCCCCGACAAGAAGCTTACTGGTCTTCTTAAGATCAAAAAGGGTGAGGAGCTCACATACTTCAACCTTCAAAAGTACATGTCTCCCCACTTCGCCAAGGCTTCCGACAAGGTTGCTCCTTCCACATCTGCTTAAATAAATAATAATAATTAAAATTTATTAATTAATAAAAAATATTTAATTAATAAATATTATTTTATATTGTAATACATCTTGAAATACTTATTTTACAATATATTTTACACAATTCTCTCTAGCAAAACTATAATCAATTAATTGTTTTAAAAAATATGCATGTAATTTGTTTTCTTTTTCATACTCATTATCGATAATTATTTCTTTAATAATGCAAATATTATACATCGTATTTTTGTTTAATACTTCTATTGTAGCAGTAGCTACTACCATATTAGTATTTAAATTTATAATAACAAATATTATATGATCATAATTTAATTTATTATTAAAATCAGTATTAGTTAATGTATTTATTAAATTAACATTATGTTGAGATAGTAGGCTCATTAAATTATAATATGAACATTTTATATCATCATAATCTAATTTACGAAAATAAAGAGGTATACCTTTTAAATAAATCATATAGTAGATAAATAAAAATTTATAGTAATTTCAATTTAATTAATGAATAAATATAAAATCTTCCTTTTCCATCACCTTTTTTAAATTATTTAAATTAATTGGTGCATTTGAGATCTTATATGTTTCGTATTTTTTATATTCTTCCATAGATTGTAAATCAAATAAATCACTAATATTATATAATTCATATATATTACTTGCATAACTCGTATTACTTTCTAACCAAGTGTAAAAATCATCACTAGAACTTTTTTTATATTTTTTGAAATATTTTAATGTTTGGTGTAAATTTGCTTGTTCATTATCTACATTATAATCTGTACCCGATACTATACAAATACTTTTAAATTCATCCATGTTTAATTTTAATTCAGATAGAATTGATTTTGTGTCATAAATAATACAGACTTTTTTAATAAACTTAAATATCGCAACACCCTATTACAACCATATACAAACATATCCATATCTTCACTTAAACAAGCATATGCTTTATTTTTAGATACTATCTTTGCACATAATTTATCTGCTTCGCCTTCAGCCTCTATATATGAAACACCGAATGCTTGTAGCAACTCTTTTACATTTTCAATATCTGTGTGATTAATCTTTACAAATTCTTTTTTTAATAATTCCATCTCATTGATTATAGATGATTTATCTTCATGAGATGTTTCATGCGATATTGACTCTTTTAATTCGTTAAATTTATTCTCAGCTAATTGTTTGGCTTCTCTTCTTTTTTTTAATAAATCCTTTTTCTCTTTTGGTGGCTTACCATCAAATATAAATAATGGTATAATATTGTACTGTCTGAATATAGAAATCATTAAATAAAAGTTTTCCAACAGTGTATTATCGCTCGCATATCTATATAAATAAATACTAGTATCTATTACTATCTTTTTATTAGTCAATTCTGATAAATGTATTTGCTTTATAGAGCTTTTACACTGTGTCTGTATATATCTATTTAAATGTTTAATTCCCATTATATTGCTTCTTTAATACCAATAGTCATATACATTTGCTATTCAATTTTAATTAATATTATTTAAAATTGAATATATATATAATTATCATTATAATAATAATGATTACTCAACATGTTGTCAATGAGACAAGTTCTAATGAATGAATCAGATCAAATTTCGATTGATTTTGATGAAGCATCTAATGCTTGGAGACAAAATAAAAATCAGTTAAAAAATGGAATGTTTTCATATAAAAAATCTTCCAAAAATTGCTGTTATGTATGTGAAGATGGAAAAAAATGTAGAAAAAAACAATTATTAAATGATGATTTTTGTCAATGGCACTTTAGTCCCAATTAAAATAATACTTGGTTATTTATATTTAATATAGTCATATTCATTTCGGGTAATATAACATAGTTTTTATTAATTAATCCATTTTCTAGTTTTTTAATATTTTTTTTAATATGTGAATTCTTTGTAGTTTTTTGTATTAGTTCAATATATTTATCAATATTACTAGGCGTCTTTCTAAATTTAACTAGACTATTATTGTTTCTATTACACCATGAAATAAAATTATTATAATTATTAACTAATAAACCAGTAATAATATAATATGAACATACAGATGTATTCTCTCTATATAAATGGTTACATGCAGTAATATTTTCAGGAGACTTGTCAGTAATAGTATTAAATGTTAGGTCCATAAATGATAATATTTTTATACATTGATATAATGAATGTTTTGATTCAATTTGCATATTATAATTAAAAGAGTCGATAAAGTATTTATAATCCATTCTTTTTGATTTCGGAGAAAACAAATAACTATAAAACATAGCATTAATTATTCTTGCCCATGTCTCACAATAACTTTCATAAATATTATATTCTATTTTTAGATTAAAAATATTTAATAATTTAGTTGACGCTGACGATAAATTCATATCAGAAAAATCTAACCCAAAACAATGAAATGTTTCATGAATAAAAACTTTAAACCATTCTTCTTGTCTAAATATTACTATTTCGGTTTTGCTTTTACAACCAGTTGTATATCCACTATTAACATGTTTTGCATCTAATGTTATTAACTGATTTTCGGGTAGTAATTTTGTAAAGGGTGTAAGATATAAATATAAATCTAAATCTTTTGAACATTTAATCGAGGATAAATCATGTAATACATATATCCACATATAGATAATATAAACATAGTGACTGATTTCTCTCACTTTATCTGAATCTAGTTTATCGCAAATAATAAAACTAATATTTATATTTCTCTCTTTAATGTTACAATTAAACTGTAATGCATAACATGCATTGTCATTAATATAACTTTTAATTTCATTGGGGAAAAATGAAGTATCTCCCATAGTAGCCATTGGTATTTGTGATATTAGAGAGATATTAATTAAATTATAATTAAAACATGTGCCGTTTTTTTTCTTTTGTACATATTTATCACCTTTTACTAATAAATCATATAACATTTTAATACTTTTACGATCTATATTGTCATCTTGATAGTTATAATTTAAATCATCATTTAAATGAGAGAGTATATTCATAATATTTGACATTACTTATATTATAAATAGAGTAATATTTAATTTATTTTATTTATTCTTTAATCTTATTTCTAACAATCATTAGTTCATTACTAATTTGTGGTTCATTTCCCTTTTTATAATGTAATAATTTTGCATCCTTTGTATTTTTTAATAAAGCATTAAGGTCTGGATGTTGTGTAAATTTAGCATGTAACCCATTTTCTAATACTTTTGCATCAATACCTCCATAATATTCCGGATCCACTTTAATATCTTTAGATCTTAATAAATCCCCCTTCATTCTTCCACTTTTAGAACCAGCAGCCTTTGCTAATTCAACATCCTTAGATATGTTAGAATTACTATCTAGAGAGAAAAGAATGTAATATTCTTTATTGGTATTTTTAAATTTATTAGCTTGAATATAATGCTCTACTGTTTTCCATTTATGACCATCTAAATCTATTGTTACTGGATATTCATTATCTAATTTTCTTCTCCATTCTGGAATTTCATATAATTTTGAAAATTCCTTTGCCTTTGAAAGTTCTATTTTCTCTCCATTACCCTTTCCTGGAAGGGGTTTGTTATTAGATTTAATATAATATTGAAATACAATTTCGGGATTGTATAATGTATTTTCTGATTCTTTAATTATTTCGGCATTTATTTCTATAGGCTCTTGAATCCCCAATTCTTTATAAAACATTTGAAATTGAGGAATAATCTTAAATGAACCATTAACACCCTCTAGACATTTATTAGCTATTTTTAATTTAATATTATATGGTATTTCTTTAAAGTTAAAAATATTATGATTTTTATAACTAATTAATTTATAATGAATACCGGTATGGTCCATAATAATATAATATTGTGGTTCAAATATACCTAGTGATTCTAACTCAGGATCATCTAATATCCCACATTGAAGAACATTGTCTTTATCCCCATCTTTCCAAGATTCACTTGATAGTATAATTAATTTAATATTTAATATTCTCTCTAATGTGGATATAGCCCATGTATCTGCCCAGAATTCACATGTTCTAATAGCCTTTTTAAAATCTTCTAATGAATGCACCTTTTTCATAATTTTAAAATCTGATAATAATTCCTTTTGTACTCTTTGCTCAGATTTAAGTTTTTTGAATGATTCGGCTACTAGTTTGGCGCTTTCAACTATTTTATATTGATCTTCACTTTTCTTAGATTGTTTTAATCTATCCCGAAGTTGCATATTTAATTTATTTAATCTTTTCATTTCAATATCATTATCATTTATAACCTGGATAATATTAGTATATTGTAGCTTATAATTATCATATATTTCTTTTGTTGCTTGTTCAGATAATTTTTTTCGAATATCACTAATACTAAGGTCTTTATCAATAGATTTAAATGCATCTCTAATAACAGCAAATAAACAATCTCCTCCTCCTTCGTTGTCAATTAGTTTATATTCATTACTAGTCATATATTTTTGAATCCATAAATTAGATTTGTCTTCCGAATAATCTTCAACTTCCTTTTTTGCCTGTACTTCGTTTTGTTCAGGCAATGGGGAATCAATAAATACATCATCTTCTTCTTCTTCTTCTTCTTCTTCTTCTTTTTCTTTTTCTTCTTTTTCTTTTTCTTTTTCTTCTTCTTCTTTTTCTTTTTCTTCTTCTTCCTTTTCGGCGGCTTCTTTATCAAGTTTGTTAAGAGTTTTTGAAATATCCTTATTCTCGGCAGTTTTAAGTAATTCAACAGTTACAAACCCATAAATAATGGGCGGATTAATCATATCTAAATCAATGTCACCATCTTCGTCAACAATATTAGGTAATTGTGATTCCATAATTTCATAAACACCAATTTGTGTCGATACACGATCATTTTTAACAAGGTATATGGGATAATAAATAATATTGTGTTCAATAAAATTATATTTTGATTGTCCTAATGCAATAATAACATCAATTCCTAAAATAGTATTTTCATATAAAGATGCATCATAGTCACTATCTTCAGAATCTAATTTTTTTAACTCTGGATAATTAATTTCGGGGTTTAAAATAGAATTAACCATTATAGATTATTTATATATATAATTTTAAATATTTAAATAATTATGAAGGAAATAGAATATATTTTGAAAAGAAATCATCATTTTTTAATTCTGATAAATAATGCCATAGTCTTTTTCTATTATAAACAATAGCACTATTTTCAACATTATTCTCAAATTCAATAATAGATTGAATTAAAATATGTTTTTTAATTCTAAGTTTTGGAATTTTATAATAAGATGCAATATATTGAAGTGTTTTAATAGTATAATTTTCAAAATAATCAATTTCTTGTGCTAATAAATTATCTTCATCGAATGTTTCATATTCTTCATGGAAGTCAGAAAAAAAATTATCACTATTAATATCAAAATCAATATTTGTATCGTGTAAATCAGAAATTTGTTTTTCAGTTATTTCATATGTAAGATTTTTATTTTCAGTATCAAGAGTACCTTGTAAGTTCATATTATAATATATTAGTATTTATTTATATTTTTTATTAATATAATCATTAATATCCATACATTTAAACTTACATTTGTTTGATATTCCTACATGTTTTTCACTAGAGATTTTTTTCATACTATTAATAATAACAATTAAGTCATCTTTTAATTCAATATTAGTAATGAAAATATATAAATTTTCAACAAGTTCTTCATTTTGGGTAATATGATCACCATCGGACAAATGTGCTTCAATAGTTGAATGAATGTTTAACATATTATTGACAATATATTCTCTATCAATAACTTTGTTATGGTGCAGATTAGTTAAGAATAGACTCATAGCTCTGCGTTTTTCATTTTCAATATTCATATTACAAAATTTATCATAATCATCATTTGGATTAACAAAAACCATATTATCAAATAATTTAATAAACTCTGAAATATTATCATTAATAATATTAGTCATAAATTCATATTTGGTTTGTAAAACACTACATAGCTTTGCATAAATATTACTATTGAATTTATTTGTAGTAGCCATATTGAAAATTGCATAACCGATTTTATTTGTTTCAGATGCGTTATATTGATCGTTTTTAGATATTTCATCTAAACAAGCAAATAATTTTTCAATAATAACATCATATGTTTTTTCAGTCATTTTATTAATCAAAAGACGAACATTATCGATTTCCTTATCAATACCTTGAGATTTAACTATTTCAGTTTTATGAAAATTACGAATAGCTTCCCAATCTTCTGATTTAATTTCTTCATTATTTCGCTTCTTTTTTCTAATAGGTTTTTCATTTGAATTAAAGTTAGGGGTTTTGACATAATTTGGCGATCCAACTTGTTCAGTTAATTGATTGATTAATTTTATAGTATCCTCGGATAAATTAAATTTATATGTCCATGAAATTGTTTCAATATCTTTTAAAGAATAAGTCATTGTTGTCATATATAATGGTAATAATAATATTATTTTATATCAATTTTTTAAATAATAATTAATATAATATACTTAAACATTAATATATATGTTAATTAAATGACAACATATAATGATGATCAAGTAGAAAGATGGAATGAATTAGATTTAAAAGAAAATTTATTGAGAGGTATATATTCACATGGGTTTGAAGATCCTAGTCCAATTCAAAAGAAATCGATAAAACCGATTTTAACAAAAAAGGATGTAATTGCACAAGCTCAATCTGGTACAGGAAAGACAGGTGCGTTTACGGTGTCTGCACTACAAAGTGTAGATGAGAAAAAGAAGGAGATTCAATCTTTGATTCTGGCACCTACAAGAGAATTAGCTTCACAGATTTTTACAGTATTAAATAGTATTGGTACTTTTATGAAAGATGATGGCCTAGTTACAAAATTATTTATTGGTGGTGTATCAATGGATAATGATGTAAAAGATATTCAAGATAAACCACAGATTGTAGTAGGTACTCCTGGAAGAATTCATGATTTAATTAGGCGTAAAAAGATTAACACAAAAACAATTAAGCAACTGTATTTAGATGAGGCAGATGAAATGTTAAGCCAAGGCTTTAAAGAACAAGTGTATAATATTTTTCAATATTTAGGGAATGAGGTGCAAATTTGTTTATTTAGTGCAACACTACCTAATGAGATTCAAAAGCTGACAGAGAAATTCATGAGAGATCCTATTAGAATTTTAGTGAAGACAGATGCAATTACATTAGAAGGTATTTCACAATATTTTATAGCATTAGAAAATGATGCACAGAAATATGATACATTAAAGGATATTTTTGAAAAGATCTCATTGAGTCAATGTATTATTTATTGTAATAGTATTAAGCGTGTTGCAGATTTATGTGAAGCATTACAAAAGGATAATTTTCCTGTGAGTTGTATTCATAGTGGTATGGAGAAGGATGAGAGAATCACAGCATATAATGAATTTACACATGGACAAACCCGTGTATTAATTTCTTCAAATTTAACTGCTCGTGGAATTGATGTTCAGCAAGTAAGCACAGTTATTAACTTTGATGTTCCAAAAGATATTCATACTTATATTCATAGAATTGGTCGTTCTGGTAGATGGGGAAGAAAGGGAATGGGAATTAATTTTATCACAAGACGAGACATTAAAAAAATTAAAGAAATTGAAGAATATTATGACACACAAATCGATGAATTGCCTAGTGGATTTTAAATTCGTAGTTAATTAATTAATTATATCAAGTAATTAATTAATGAGTAGTTTTGAATTACCTATATATTATCTGGAAAATAAAGAGGATATTGAAAAAAATATAGTAGAAGATTTAGAATTGTTAGAATCAAATGGTGAAAATGAAAGTAGAGAGTCTTTATTAGAAAAAATATACAATCCAGCATCAAAAATTGGAAAACTTAACTTAAATAAACAATGTGAATATTTTACCAGTGATAAAACATATTTAAAACAAACACAAGATGTTATAAAAAAATGGACTTATGATGATAATATGAATAAACATGTAGAAGTATTTGATAAATTTCATGAATTATGGGATAATATAAAAAATGATGAAGGATTTATAGATAAATATTATTATGTTGATGTAGAATATTTTAAGTTCTTAAACAATTCGTCCTTATTTTTACAAATATTGAGTATTTATAATCTAGTATCTCCTGTATTAACTTTATTAATACCTGTCATTTTATTAATAGTGCCTTTTTTTATGTTAAAATTTAATGGTATAGATATAAACTTGACATCTTATTATAAAGTATTAAAGGAAATATTTTCAAAACATGCACTAGGGAATTTTGCAAATGTTGTTGGTGAAGTATCATGGGAAAAACGCATTTATGCATTAATATCTATTGCTTTTTATTTATTTTCAATATATCAGAACACATTAGTATGTTATAGATTTTATAAAAACTTTTCTGTGATACATGATAATTTATTTTTATTAAATGAATATCTCTCAACCACCATTAACAATTATAATAAATTAGAAGCAAATATTGAACAACATAGTACATATTCACCATTTTTAAATGTGTTAAGAATTAATAAATCTAAGTGTGCGAATCTTAAATCGGATTTAGAGAGAATTAAACCATTTACTATTAAAAATCTTACCAATAAATCTAATGAAATCGGGTATATAATGAAATGTTTCTACGAAGTACATACCAACCATGATATACATGACATTATCGAATATTCATTTGGATTTAATGCATATATGGAACATATGAATCAATTAAATAATCTTTATAGAGAGAAATTAATAAATAAATGTAGTTTTGGTAAAAAACTGAAATTTACAAAATCATTTTACCCATATTTATTAAATTCTTCACCTGTTAAAAATGATATTAGTATTGATAAAAATATCATAATTACTGGTCCAAATGCATCGGGTAAAACAACCTTATTAAAAACAACGTTATTTAATATTATTTTCTCTCAAAGTGTTGGTTTTGGATTTTACACAAAGGCTACTATTCCATTGTATAATAAAATTCATTGTTACTTAAATATACCAGACACATCTGGTAGAGATAGTTTATTTCAAGCAGAAGCTAGGCGATGTAAGGAAATTATAGATAGTTTAGAAGATAAGCAAAAACATTTTTGCATATTTGATGAATTATTTTCGGGGACAAATCCAAATGAAGCATGTGCTAGTTCTTATGGATTTATTAAATATTTAAATGAAAGTAGTAATATCGATTTTATTTTAACAACACATTTAATTGATATATGTCATGATCTAGACTCGGAAATTAATAATAACAATATGAATGTTAAACAAATTGATGAATTAAATTTCGAATATACATATACTATCAAAAAAGGAATATCGTCAATCAAGGGCGGGTTGAAAGTTCTTTCAGATCTTATTTATCCAGAAGCAATATTATCTAATTCGATTAATTATTTAAATAATCTCAAATAATACGTTTATATTTCATTTAATTTATATATTAAATAATTAATAATGTACGAATATCTAATACATCCTATTACCTTATTATGTTTAGCAACTATATTTATACTGGTTGCACTTTTATTTTTCTATTTTAAAAGATCATTATCTTTTTTGGAAAGAGCACAAATGGAACAAGCTAGAGTATTACAGTCATTTATTGCAAATATGGAAATGAATAATATGCGGCAACAACAACAAATGGTAGGAGGGACGCCCTCACCTATACATCAAAACCCAATACCTGACAGTGAATTAATTGATGTAAGTGATGATGAAGACAGTGACGACGAAACAGATAGTGATGAATCAGATAGTGATGATGAAAATGATGATGATACATCACAGCAAATTACACCATCTAGTCAGGTAATTGAATTATCTGATGAGGTAGATAGTGATAATATAAAAGTAATTCAAATAAATAGTAACGAATCAGGTAATATACCTTTAGTAATAGATGAACTTGTTATGGATAAAAATAACGAATCTTCCTCATCTGAAGAAGAGGAAGATGATAGTGATGACGAGGATGACGAGGATGATGAGGATGAAACAATGAATGTTGTTGAACCAACTAATTTAGTAACTAATACAAATCATGAAGAACCTGTTGATTATAAAAGTTTAACAGTAGTTTCTTTGAGAGAAATTGCCGAATCAAAAGGTTTAATACAAAAGGGAGATAAAACAACAAAAAAAGATTTACTTAAATTGTTAGAATAAAAATAATAAATACATTTTCTCTCATAGTATATATATACTATGAGTTGGGGTACTTGTTATAACGGATCAAATAATATTCATTTTGATTTTCCTCCTATTATGATGGATGGAAGAAATTTTGCAAAATGGCAACCAGGTGCTGTAATTAATCAACAAATAAGACAAGATAATGACATTAAATCAAACTGGAAGTATAGAGAATTTCTTACAAAAAATGCTGATTCTATTATCGAATCAAATCAACTAGAGGCATGTGATAATTGTTGCTATTGTCCTTCTTTAAAAACAGGTGAAAGTATTCCAAATTCACCATTTTTATATAAATCGTGTGTTGATAAATCACAGCCATTTGGCTATGAAAACAGTGATTTGAAAAATCTTTATTTATCGTCTTATGAATTACAATGCAGAATGGTTGCACCTAGTATCACACAAGACCAAATTTTAAAACAAAGAATTCCTAACCCGAATTAATATGCTGATACTATTCATATTCATATTCATATTATAGAATTTATAATATTAATAATTTAAATATAGTGTAGCTAGTATATAAAAATGTATAGTTTATTTTTCGGAACATTATTTATTTCGTATTTATCCACAATAAGCGCAACCAACCAATTATCCTTTAGTGGAGGAGGGGCGTTTGGAGCAGTGGAAATTGGTATATTAAAGAAAATTCGTGAGAACTTTCCTATTAATTACGATAGATATACTGGTATATCAGCTGGAGGGTTAAATTCTGGGTTTTTGTCACACTTTGAAAATATTGACGAAGGAATAAAGGAAGCGGAGGAAATGTATTCTAGCATTCGCAACAAAAATATTTACGAAATTCTTCCTGATACAGGAGTATCGTTATTAAATACCCATCCATTACATAAAACATTAACATCAATTGTAGGAAATATGAATTCAACCCCTATTATTGATACATTAATAGGTGCTGTTAATTTAAATACCGGTAATTTAGATGTATATAAATACAATGATAATCGATCGATTGAAGACAAAGTGTTGTTGTTAATGTCAACATCAGCGATCCCGATTGTGTTTCCACCTGTGAAATACAAAAATTATATCTATGCAGATGGTGGTACATTAAGTAATGCATTATTAGAAGTAGTACACTCATCAGATTATTTGAATATTACATATATAACTCCTTATGAATTAATGGATGAAAATGATTATACTATTGATAGTATTGAAGACATGGTGGTGAGATCATTTCAAATTGTAAAACATAATTTTAATAACCCTTTTACTACATTAAATCATGAATGTGACACGCCATATGGTGAAATTCATTATTATTATGTTGATAGTAAAGCATTGGACGGATTCAGTATGTTGAATTTTAATAAGGGTTCAGAGTTAATTGCAATTGGTTATAATAATGTGAAATATAATAAATATATCCTTTGTTAAAAGAGTGATTTAAATACTATTATAATACTTAATACAATGAATATATTAAGTATTGATGTCGGTATAAAAAATTTAGCATTATGTTTATTTAACATAAAAAATAATAAAGACTGTAGTATTTTAAAATGGGATGTAGTTAATTTATGCAATGAAAAAATAATTAATTGTCAATGTGGGAAAAAAGCAAATTATACATATAATAATATTTTTTCTTGCAAAAAACATGTAAAAGATCATAATAAATCAATAATTCCACCAGAATTAGAAATGAAAAAAATAAAAAAAATGAAAATTAATGACTTACGACAATTATTAATTAATAACAACATAGAATTCGATCACAAACTTAGTAAAATATTATTAATGTCATTCTTAGATGAATATTTAAATAATAATTATTTTACACCATTTTCTAGCAATGTTAATACAAATGATTTAAATTTAATTGACATTGGAATAAATTTAAAGAACAAATTAGACGAATTATATAATAATATAGACATTTCTAGTGTTATAATTGAAAATCAAATTAGTCCTATAGCTAATAGAATGAAATCATTACAGGGTATGATTGCACAATATTTTATTTCAAAAGATGTACATGACATTCATTTTATATCAGCAAGTAATAAATTAAAGGACTATGTTTCTACAAAAACTACATATTCTGAGAGAAAATCAAAAGGTATAGAAGTTTGTGAAGAATTATTAATTAATAACGATAATTTTTCATGTTATTTAGACATGTTTAATAATCATAAAAAGAAAGATGATTTAGCAGATTGTTTCTTACAAGGAATGTGGTTCTTAAAAGATAGATTAATATATTATTAATGTGTTTGATTTAAAAATTAAAGTTCTAATTAATTCATAATGAATACACCCGAAATAATCGATATAAGTTCCTTAGATTCAGGCAAAACAATTAATATAAATAATAGTTTAAATGACCTACCCTCCTCCGGTGGAGGTAAGTCAGCAAATTTTGGCTCAGGTATTGAATTGTTAATGAATGATAAGAAAAAATCATCTGGTAATAGTGGTGGAATGTCATCAGATATTGATCTCAATGATTTAAATAATTTAGAAAATGAATTAAATGATTTAAGCGATATGGATATGCCCAAAAAAAGCATGAAGGATGCTAGAAGTGATATGCTTTCTGGATCATTTAAAATTAATGACGAAGAAATAATAGATGAAGAAATTTTAACTACACCCCCACCTGAAATTAATCTAGGAGCTTCTACTAAAACACAAGAGGAGGGTGATAATAAAACATGGGATGGATTTGGTAAATTTAATAATGTACCTATTAACCCTGATTTTACAAAAGCTAATATTGAACCTCAATTATCAAAAGAACAAACACTTAAAGAAAAGTTCAAATATTTACAAAAATTAGAAGATCTAGAGAAAAAGGGTGTAAAGCTTACTAAAAGATATGATATGGAATCAAACCTATTAGAAATGCGTGGTGAATATGAAACAATTATATCTGAAAAAGAAAAAAAGAATTCAGTTAAATTTCAAGGAAAAATGTTAATGGCTGCTATTACTGGTATAGAATTTCTTAACGGTAGATTTGACCCATTTGATGTAAAATTAGATGGTTGGTCTGAGCAAATTAATGAAAATATTAACGACTATGATGAAATTTTTGCAGAGCTACATGAAAAATATCAATCTAAGGCTTCTATGGCTCCTGAATTGAAATTATTATTTCAATTGGGTGGTAGTGCTATGATGGTCCATATGACAAATACTATGTTTAAGTCATCTATGCCGGGTATGGACGATATTATGCGCCAAAATCCAGATTTAATGCATCAATTTACACAAGCCGCTGCAAATACAATGGGACAAAACAATCCTGGACTAGGTGGCTTTATGAACATGATGAACGGTGGAGGACAAGCTCCCCCTATGCCTCAACAATCTGACCCCATGCCCCAGTTTAACCCGCAATCTCAAGCAAGACCGCCACCACCTCTAGCAACTCAAGGACCTGCGTCAGCACCACCACCAGTAAGACCAGGATATGTACCTTTATCTAATAGACCCGATATTAATAATAGTCGTGATATTCCTCCATCAGAAAGAACAAGAAGACCTGAAATGAAAGGACCATCTGATATTTCTGGATTATTATCTGGATTAAAGGTAAATAAAACATCTGTCGATATTCAAAATAATAACGATGACAAAGGTAGTACTATCAGCATTAGCGAATTAAAAGAAATGCAAAATGATAATGTCCCTCTTCGCACTAAGCGAAATAGAAAATCTGAAAAAAATACTATCTCCTTAGATATTTAAATAAATAATCAATAATATTATTATTACTTATTTATTTTCGCTTACACCATTTAAATTTTCCTACCCCATAACAATCTTCATCATGGACTTCTAACTCTCCTGTGTCGGGATTTGATTTATAATACTTATTACCAGTTGTTTTATTAAATGTTAGTCCTTTGAATCCAAAACCTTGAGTAATTGTTCCACCCTTTCTTCTTCTTGATTTCCCTTTTTTTGCCTTTTTAGTTTTTTTTCTTCCTTTCTGTGTTTTCCCTTTTTTTGTTTTTTTTCCTTTCCCCTTTCCTTTGTGTTTTTTTGTTCCTTTGGTTTTTCTATCTCTCTTTAATTTACCTCCCATAAATTCACTTTCATCTTGTTCTTCAAACTCTTCAAGTTGCTCCTGTATTTTTCTAGTGAATTCATATACCATCATTGAATCTAAACCATTTTCTATTTCTGCAGTATCTAATAGTGTTTCAAATACTTCTAATATGTATCCTAGATCAGCATCAGATAATTCATCGTTATATAATAAATCTGAATGTAATTCTTCTAAAAACAATTCCTGTTCTTCATCACTAATAATACCATTTTCAGATTGTTGAATGGTATTTTTTAACTTATCTTCTAATATTTCAATCATACGATGAAATTCTAATCTATCGTCAATATCAATATCATCGCTATTTACTTGTAATCCTTCATATATAGCTCTTACTTCTGGATCATTTAAACAAACTGCTTTAGTATCACCTCTACAATTAGGACAATGGAATACTTTATTTTCTCGGTCTCGTTGCTTAAAGTTTCCTTTAGATAATTCAATTAGACAATTCTGAACAAAACATTCTCTATGAAAATCATGATTACATTCAGTTGTTATTTTTTCATTTTCCTTTATTTGTTCCAAACATATAGGACAGCCTTCCTCATTTCCTCCTTTTAATTGTTTTTGTCCAATTTCTTTCTTATATGAATTATTCATAAATTATATATTATTTAAATATTATATATTATGTTCGAAAATGGATTATTTATTTTCAGGAGAGATTTGCGCATTCAAGACAATATAGGATTAAACTTAGCAATGGAAAAATGTAAAACAGTATATCCTATTTTTATATTTACCCCCGAACAAGTAACTGACAAAAATAAATTTAAATCAGATAATTCAATACAATTTATGATTGAAAGTTTAGACGACTTGAGAGAAAATATAAAAAAAAATGGAGGAGAATTAAATTGCTATTATGGTGAAAATGATACAATTATTAAAAAACTTATAAAAAAATGGAATATTGATGCTGTATTTTTTAATTGGGATATAACACCATATGCAAAAAAAAGAGATACATCTATAGACAAGTTATGTAAATCATTAAATATGGACTGTATAACCACTCAAGATTATTATTTATATGAACCTGGAACTATAAAATCAGGTTCAGACGAACCTTATAGCAAATTTACTCCATATTACAATAAGGTATTACCTCAAAAAGTATTGAAACCTGTATATTTAAGAAAATATAAATTTGCAAATATATATGATGGAGATATTACATTAACAGATGCATATTTAAAATATACAGATCCAAACCCAGATATATTGGTGAATGGTGGAAGAGAGTATGGAGAGAAAATAATAAATAATATTAGTTCATTTAAATCATATGGTAAAATAAGAAATGATTTAGATACTCATACCACATTATTAAGTGCATATTTAAAATTTGGAAATATATCTGTGAGAGAAACATATGAAAAAATGAAATCCAAATTAGGATTAAAAAGTGATTTATTACGACAATTAATATGGAGAGAATTTTACGCTCAATTATTATTTTCTAACCCTCAAGTTTTAGGAAATCCGTTGAAAGAAAAATATAGTAAAATAGTTTGGAATTCTAATATATCGCAATTAAATGCATGGAAAAAAGGGATGACAGGATATCCTATAGTTGATGCGGGTATGCGAGAAATGAATGAAACCGGGTATATGCACAATAGAGCGAGATTAATAACTGCAAGTTTTTTAATTAAAACATTGTTAATAAATTGGGAACAAGGGGAAAAATATTTTGCTCAAAAATTAACTGATTATGATCCAGCAAGTAATAATGGAAATTGGCAGTGGGTTGCTTCAACTGGTGCTGATTCGCAACCATATTTTCGTATATTTAATCCCTGGTCACAATCTGAAAAACATGATCCTGATGCTGAATATATAAAAAAATGGATTCCAGAATTAAATTCAGTACCAGCAAAATCTATACATGATTGGGATAATGAATATAATAATTTTAAAAATATTAAATATCCCAAGCCTATTGTTGTATATGAAGATCAACGGAAAAAAGCCTTAGCTATGTATAAAAAAGTCGTTTAAATTAAAAAAATATTCATAATTTATATATGAGTAATAATACTAGTTTAAATAATAGCTACGAAGTTGACACAGATTCTGAAGATGAAAGTTTTGAATATGAATATGGTCCATTCGATCCTTTAGGTCAAGGTCTAGAAGATGAAGATGAATATGATGTATTAAATCAAGCATTTATTCAAGAAGATGAAGATGAAGTATATGTTCCATTAACCCTTGAGGATTTAAACACTGATCATGTAGATCAAGATGAACCAGAAACTGACGATGAAGGTGATATTAGTTTTGGTGGTAAAAAGAAAGCAAAAAAAGCAAAAAAAGCAAAGAAAGCAAAAAAAGCAAAAACAACAAAGAAGAAGAAAACAACAAAGAAGAAGAAAATAACAAAGAAAAAGAAACCAACAAAGAAAAAGAAAACAACAAAGAAAAAGAAAACAACAAAAAGGTCAAAAAAATAAATTTATAAATAATATAAATTATATAATTTATAAATTTAATTTATCAATAATTTTTTCACAATCATATATGTTTAACGAAATGCTATTTAATGAGATAAATTCATTTTTTAATTTATCATAAATATATTCATCATCAAATATAAAATCTATGTCACTCATTTTGTATATATCATTTTGTTTCGGAATAATTAACAATAATGACTTGCAAATTTGTTTTGTTGTTTTGTCTTGATCTTTGGTAAATTTATTATATTGTATTTTATATTTAATTTTTGCTTTATAATAAATAATATCATTTATAGTACATTCATATATTTTATCACTTACATAAGCTGATTTTGAATAATTTAGATTTTGTGTAGAATAATTATATCCAATGGACTTAATTTCATTCGAAAATTTCTTATATAAATATTTTTGATGTATAATTTTATTCTTATAATCAGTATAGATAATTGATAATCTCATTTAACATATATTAATAGTGTATTATATTTTTCATTTAATATTTTCAATTTTTTTAATAACATAGTGTATAAATGACGAATTGTTGCAATTCAACAAAAAAAAATAAAAAATGCAAACGAAAAGATGGAAAGACATTTAAATTACCAAGAAGATTTTCAAAAAATAAATGTTTGACGCAAAAAATAAAAGGATATTCTATGCGTAGTTCTTGTGCTCCATATAAATATTGTAAAACAAAAAAACAAAATGGGGGTAAAAAATAATTTTTATATAATCCAAATGACCCAAAAAAGAGCTTTGATGTATATATAGATAAAGACCCTAGTGATACAATACCTATTAAATATACGACTGTATTAGATGTTAAGAATACAATAAAGAAACTTGAAAAATTATATAAAAATGGAAAATATTCTCATACACCTTCGGACATTTAAAATGGGACAAACTCCCATAAAAAAGAATCTGTTTTTAGACCAGAAAATAGTATTTAACTGCTGATAATTTATAAAAATTATATATATATATTATATGCCCAAAACAGTCGTGGCCGATTCTCTCACGAAAGACGGCAGATTTTTTACGAAACATGTTTTAGAACAAATGAATGGAAAAACTCGTAAAAAGAATAGTGGAGGAGGAAAAACTCGTAAAAAGAATAGTGGAGGAGGAAAAACTCGTAAAAAGAATAGTAGAGGAAGAAAAACTCGTTCAAAAAGACAGAGAGGAGGAAATCAAAAAGAAAAGGATACATATCTTTTTGATGCAATTGATATTTCTGATTACGACAAAGTTGAAAATGACTTAAATAACGGAGCTAATGTGAATGCTCGGAATAAAGATGGTGATACACCACTTATACGCGCAATTGAATTAGAAGATATAGACATGGTTTACTTATTATTAGAACGCCCAGATATTGATATTGAACTTGATGTTGATACAAACAAAGAACTTCAACTGGCAGAAGAACTGACACCAGAGGGTGAAGAGCAAAACGGTATTCCTTATGCGATAGAAGACTACATAGAAACGAAAAAAGAAAAAAAAAGAATACAAAATATTGTCGCACAAACTATTCCAAAACATTTGGAAAGACAAAAAGATAGGAAAGAACTAGCTGCACGGTTGAGTAAAAAAGGTGTAGGGAGTTTTGGTGATGGAAGAATGCCTTTGGAACTACGCCACGAAATAGGGAAATATCTAGGGGGCGGAAAAAGAAAAACTCGTAAAAAGAATAGTAGAGGGAGAAAACTGCTATAAATATGAGTTATTTTGTCCCATTTTAAATGTCCGAAGGTGTAAAAGAATATGGCAAGTGGGTATGATAATGAAAGTTCGATTAGAAGCAATGAAAAAACATAAAAAAACAAAGTATCCCAATGCAAAAAATGTATCTGAGAGATATAACTTAGCAAATAAATACTTTAAATTTCTAGGCAAAAGAACAAAGTTGCCTGAAGATGAGCGAAAGAAGCTAATTTTTAAATATTGAATCTATTATTCCATTTACAAAATAATAAATTCCATATAATGACATTATAACTCCTAGAATATATTGAAAATTTTCAAAATTTGTTTGGTGATGAATATCATTAACTAAATGCATAAATTCGAAATCTACCATGGTTAAATGAATTGGATTATATTCAATAAGAGAATCTGCTATTTCACTTTTAGATAGTAGTTGATAATTATTCATCTTTAATGTAACACACATAATTTACATTAAAGATAGTATGTAAGCGCTAATCAATTTTATAAATAATTAATTATACTTATTATTTACATCAATTGTATTTTGCATAAATTTTATTAATTTACTTTTATGACAATTATTTTTAACTAGATCCCAATCTTTAAATAATAAATCTTCTCCAGACATTCCTATTAAAAATCCTATAAATGAATATAATAGTATATCATTTTTAATATATCTACCAAATAATATTGCGCTAATTATTACAGAGAAAATTATTGAATGATGAATGTGATAACAATTACCTTTTACCAAAAGAACTAATTCTTGCAATTTACTACCTTTACTACTCATCTTAAAGTTAAAAAAATACGCTATTGTAAAACCAATTAAAATCGATACTAATAGGTAGAGATATTTTTTTGATATTTTAATATCAGACAATTTATTACTTTGTTCTTTTTTTTGATCTTTTTTTTGTTCTTTTTTTTGAAATATCATTTATATTAAGTCTATAAAATTTAATTTATTCTATTTCTATTTCTATTTCTATTTCTGGTGGAATATGAAATTTATATTTAATTGTTGAGGACGATTCATACCACGAATCTAGTGGACCCATACAAATAGCATCTTTAAAATTATTATGATATGGTCCATCAGTAACTTCAGTAACCTGTACAATAGTACCTGTGTTAGTTTTCCAATAAATATATGGAAACTTTTTATCTGTTTTGATAATATCTAGTTGTGTAGATGAATAATATCCGTACGTTGTCATATTAGAATTATTTTGTATATTATGAGTAAAAAATAATTAGCTTCAATTTTAAATATAATTGAAGTTAATTTAAATATAGAATTATTAAGTAATTAACAATGAAGAACTATATATTAATAGATGCGAGCTACTTTATATTTTATAGAGTATTTTCCTTACATATTTGGTGGAAAAATGCTAAACCGACCCAAGAATTAGAAAATCCAATTAACAATGAAGAATTTGTGCAAAAATTTAGAGAGACATTTAAAACAAAAATTCAAGAGATAAAGAAGAAACTACATGTAACTGATCCATATATAATTGTAGGAAAGGATTGTCCAAGACAACAAATATGGAGAAACCAAATAATAGATAATTATAAAGGAGGAAGAGATGAAGAAAAAAATAAAAAGGCAAATATTGGTAATTTCTTTAGTTTAGTATACAAAGAAAAACTATTTGAAAACGCTGGCGTAGATAAAATAATACAGCTTGATAAATTAGAAGCAGACGATTGTTTGGCCTTAACCTCGAAACATCTATATAACACATATAATGACTGTCAGATCTACATAATTACAAGTGATCATGATTATATTCAGTTGTCTAATGATAGAATTCATTTATTTAATTTAAAATATAAATCCCTATTAGAATCTAAAGCATATAGTGGTGATCCGAAGAGAGATTTGTTTTATAAAATAGTATTAGGTGATAAGAGTGATAATATTCCTGGGGTGTTTGATAAATGTGGTAAGAAAACAGTAGAAAAATGTTATGATGATCCATCATATTTCAAAGAAAAACTTTTAAAGGAAGATAGAACCGAGAGATTTAATATAAATAGAAAAATAATAGATTTTAATGAAATACCTAAAATATATATAGAAATATTTTATAATGATATATTAACTACATTGTAATATGGACGATATTTATATTATATTAATTATAAATGATCGATATGTAAGATGGGAAATTGTAAATGAAGAAGCATGTTTTATCGATATAGAAAATATGTTAAAAACAAAATATAAAATTGAAAAATGTATAATAGAAATGGGTGAGCTATTAATTAACATTTTTTTGAATGATAGAATATTAGATTTTTGTAAAAAAAATAAGGAATTAACCTTGAGAGTAACAACTAAAGATAAAACTTACAAATTATCAAAAGATATTAAATAAATTCTCCATTTTTTAAAGATATTGGTAAATCATTTCTAACAAAATAACATTCACCACATGTATTCCATTTTACTTGAATAGTTTTGATTTCAACCCCATTTTGATGAGCCTTATATACAGCATCTTTATATGTCAAATCAATATTAGATGTTTGAAAATGTGATACATCATCTCTTTGAATAATAAAACATAATATCGCTCTAACTTTTCCATGACTATTAATAGAAATCTCTTCTAATTCTTGAATATGTTTTAATGCACGAGGACTAACCACATCTGTACTTTGTTTTCTATAACCATCTGGAAAATATGCAATTTTATCATTAAAATCTTTATCTTTAAAAGAGTCTGCATATTTTTTTTTTTCTTTCTTTGGAACATCAACAAAATCAGCTAGAGGAACATTTTTTATCTCCATAACAAATGATTTACCATTAGAATCAACGCCGGCAAAATCAAATCGAGAATTTAAAATAGTAACCTCTCGTTTATATGTTTTAATATCTATTAAATTTAAAATATAATTTTGTTTTAAACACTCTTCAGCAATAGTTTCTCCAAGTTTTGGATTAATTCCTACAACAACACTATTATTATTATCATCAGAATATACAGCTAGTTCTATTCTATGACTACATGTTTGTTTTTTCTTTTCTTCTAATTTTGTCATAATAATAGAAGCACCTTTATCAGCAAGTCCACAACACCCCAATGAGGGTGAATGACCTAATATCATAACACCTGATTCTAAAGAGACATCTGCAACATATGGAGTTTTACAATATTGAGAAGGCCTTTTTATAATTTCTCCTGTAGAAACAGTGGGTAATTGTATGATCTTATTTGACATATTGTATTAAGTAATTTAATATAAATAAAATTATTAATTTATAATCAATTTTATTTATAAATATTTTTTTTTGTATTTCTTCTGGTTTTATATTTGACTCGTTTTTCTGTTTTTCTTTTTCCAGCGTTTTGCATATATGTACTTTTACTAGGTATACTAATCAGTGTTAGATTATTTTTAGTAAGAATATTATTAATAGCCACTAGATCAACAACTCTAATAGAGTAGCGTGTATTAACACCTAATAATTTAGCTGCTTGTAAAACTTCATGTATAGAATGATTATATGGAACCATAAATAATACATTAGCCAATAAGATTAAATCTAAATTAATATTTTTAAACAATTTGGCGATAATAATATACAACATAGAATGTCCCGATAGATTACTTACAACATATTTATCATATCTCTCTAATAAATTTAAGTAAAAACTATTTGGTTCAATAGCTTTAGAGTAACATACAGGAGGTCTATATGGTGGTTTTTGATATATTCCATCACCTATATTAGTATTGATCCCTTTACTTTTCATAAATGCCTTTTCACGAATAGATAAGGGAGGAAATAAAGGATATTTTGAATATATACTAGTCATACATTCTTCTTCTTGGCTAGGGTTATTGGTAGTTTCGAAACTAGTAACAAGTTTTTTAACATAATTATCAGACTGCAATTTAAGAACATCTTGATATTGTACTCCATATACTAATGGATGCCATAACCAACATACGGTTATAGGCGATTTACTAGGATTTTTTAGATAATCAGATTGAATGAGTTTATATAATGGATATGTTCTTCCGGGTACACATTTGACTGGTTGGTTCCCATTAATATCTCTATAACATTTATTTGTCTCTAGCATATCGAATCCAAGAATTTTTTCTATATTATCAATGTATTTAAATACTTCAGTAATATTTAACATATTGTATTTGTTTTCAAGAAGGGGTAGATTTACTTTATCTGTTTTAACTGCACTAAATTCTAATAATATTGAAAACATAATACAATCATTTTCTCTAGAAGCAAAATTTTTAATCATCATCATTTTTTCTCGAAGATTTAATGATGGAATAAATTTATTTATAAGTTCATCTAATGAAGCAACAGGTTGTAATTTATTATTAATTCTTACTAATGGTTCTCCTATTTGACCTTGTTCATTAGTATATTTTTTAAAAAAAACTTGTTTAATCAAACTAAGTTTTTCTAATGCTCCAGTAGGATTATTATTGTATGCTAAAATTAGTTCAATTAAATAATCTAATAATTTATCTACTTCATTAATAATTATTTTACTGTTTGGTGAATCATATAGTGACTTTGCAATAGCATAATTATAACCAATAGATTTATTTATTTTAGGATCTTGCATAGTATTTAATATATGGTTATATATTTTTTAATCTGTGGTTTATATTTATGTAGAATATGTGATACACTAATACCTAATATATATCCAGCTATAACTTGTATAATATTATGACAACCTTTCATCACTCTAGCATAAGCAACTACTAAAATAGGAATATTATATAAAATAATATTCTGGTAAGATAAATTTGTATTAAATAATAGAGAATTCATTAGAAAGGAAATAGCTGTTACATGGCCCGAAGGAAATCCAGATTTTTCATCAACCAATCCTCCACTGTTGAATAAATTACAGTCAGTTGCACCATCCGGTCTTTTAAATATAGGAGGATACCATCCTTGTGTAACATGTTTTATGATATTATGAAGTAATAAACATAAAATAGCACCAACTATTAATACAATATCCATACTATAGAAATAATATATATAGCAAAATAATGATATTAGTGAAAGTAGATCATATATTGATTCTATTTTAATATGCATTTATTTATATATTATTAAAATAATTTATTATATATAAATAAACCATATGAAAGGAATAGCAGTATTTCAAGGGAGATTAAAAGGAAGCTATTGTACATTTATTCAAGATAGTAAAAACACAGATGTAAAAATAAATGGACATATACAAAATTTATCTGAAGGAAAGCATGGATTTCATGTTCATCAATTTGGAAATCTATTAAAAACCGACTGTTCTAAATGTGGCGGTCATTGGGATCCAAATAATAATGATCATGGTGGTTTAAATGACACTAATAGTCATGCAGGCGATTTAGGAAATATAATTGCAAATAGTAGTAGAGAAGCTAATTTTCATATAAAAACTTCAAAACTAACATTATATGGAGATGAATCAATAATAGGTAGGTCTATTGTAGTTCATAAAGATGAGGATGATTTGGGTAGAGGATGTCATAAAGATTCATTAACAACTGGTCATGCTGGAGAGAGACTAGATTGTGCTATTATTGGTTATGCTTAATATATTAGGGGTAGTATATGTCTTTTTGAAATATATGAATCTGATGAATATACCCTTTTCATTTCTTTGTTATAAAAATAACCGGATACAGAAGTAATTGTAATATAATATCCAGTGAGTAGTAATTTAACCTTTGTAGTTTTATTCATATAGTATTTAATAGTATATGAATAATAATATTTAATTTATTTAATTTATTTAATTAATTTATTTAATTTATTTAATGACAAAAAAACTATGCATCATACTTGCACCAATAAGAATATAAATAAACA